AATGTTCAATAGCGTAATCATGTCCTCCATATCCTGTTCTAGCGATACGCTCGTTGCGTTGTAACTAAACGGATAGGTTTCTATTTGGAACTGTATGCGTCGCGTCGTGAATCCTATAACCGTGCCGCTCACATCTTCTAGCGTGCCTGTGTTGAACACATAGTCGAATTGCGGTGCAAGGATAAAAACGCTTTTGTTTGTGGCAGTAGTCAACGCTGATATAAGCATCATTGCACCGCCATAGGTCGCGTCGCTTGTTGTCGTAGCTGTATCGGTATTACTGCCGTACAGCGTCATTGTCCAGTTACTTTTTGCTGGCATGTTATCCTCTCAACTTTCTTGCAATCATTCGTGAGCGGTCGCGCTCGTAAAGATACGTGTCCATGCCTACTTGCACATCTACGCCCATATTGCCTTGTATGCCGTTGGGCATTGAGTCCAGACGCTGACGAATTGCGGATAGCTCCGAGCGCATAAGCTGCAATTCAGTTACTGGTATCGTGCTGATCTGGTTATCCGCAAGCATCTTCTGCAAAGCAGGGAATGACTCAAGCGATTTGCCGCTATGCAGGTGCTCAAGCAGCGCCCTGTTCTTGCGTGTTGTCTCGGCGGTCATCACGAACTCTTGCCCGTGGACTACGCCCGCTACTTGCTTTGTGCCGCCATTGCCTGTGTAACCGCCTTCTTCAAATCCAGACAACGCAGAATTGAGCAGGGCCTTCAACGCTTGCACGGCTGCCAAGCCCGCGATCTGTCCGAATGGTGGAGGGATAATAGAGCTGAACAAAGCCACAATTGACGGAGTGTATAGGTCAAGCAATGCGCTAACAGTCGATCCGACTACTTTCTTGAGTGCCTCCCCTGCGCTTTCGCCACCCGCTACAAGCGATGCAAAGGCAGCGCCCGCAGATACGGCTATCTGATTGAGTGCAGCGTCCTGTACCTCTGCTGATTCCTGCGCTAGCTTCTCATCTTCCTTCTTAAGATTAGCGCGATCCTGCGTGTACTTTTCCTCTATCGCCTTGAGTGCTGCCTCGTAAACTTCCTTGTCTTTGATACCCTGATCTTGCAGAGCTTTAACCTCTGCTGCCTTTAGTTTTTCAAGGTCGATCTCTTGTTTGGCTATCTCTTTTCTACGTTCCAATGCAGCGTTTACCGTATTGATACCGTCCTGCGCTGCCTTTGCCTGTTGATCTGCAATAGCTTGGAATGCCTGCGAGATAGCCGTAGCCGTCGCACTTGCCGTCTGTTCCTGTTGTGCCTGCAAGTTAGCAAGCTGATCTACCGAATCTTGATACGTCGCTGTACCATCCTGCAAGTTCTCGATTAGCTTTTCTTGCTCTTCATTCAACGCCGCTGCTTTGTCCGCAGCTTCGCCGTAGATAGTGGCAAAATCTACCGAGCGCAGAGCTTCGCCGATGCCGCGCAATGAGTCTGCAAATATCTCGCCCGCCTGCTTTACTTGTTGCTGCCTAATCTGCGCTACAATGTCAGCCGTTCCCTTCGCAATCTCATCCGCGCTCTGTTGGTATGCGCCGCGAATCTGTAAAGCATACACATCTTTAGTATCGGATGGTAGCGATTGCAATCGTGCAAGTATCTCTGCGCGTACTTTGTTGGTACGCTCTGCATAATCGGCAGGATTTAGCAAGCCCTGCTCTATTTCTTTGTTAATGTTTGCAATAGCAGCCGCATACTCTGGAGTAGATGCAATAATAGCATCTACCGTTGCTGTCAGTCCGCGCTCAATAGCTGATCTTTGTGCGTTGAGTACAGCCGTAGCAAGCGAGTTGTCACCGCCCGCAAAGCGTGCCTGCAATCGTGCTAGTAACTGATCCGCAACTTTGGCGTTGAGCTCTTCTACTTTCTTTGCCTGCTCTTGTGCCTTTGCCAATTCATCGGCGCGCTGCTTTGCCCGTATTTGTGCAATGGCGTCCGCGCTTTCCTGTTCCAACTTTTTGAGCTGGATATTGAGTATCTCGCGCTGCGTTGTCTCCAGCTTGCCCTTGCCTTTGATAGCTGCAAGCTGCTCATCCAATATCTTCTTCTGAAAGTCTCGCTCGATTTCAATGATCTTAATTGCGCGCTTGTTTTCGTCCTCAATAGACTGCGCATCGCGTATTTGCTGCCGCTTCTGTTCTTCCGCAGTAAGTGCTTTTAACTCTGCTTGCGCTGCTTTTAACGCTTCGGCGTATGCCTTTGCCGCTTCTGCTGCTTTTGCCTTTGCTGCCGCTTCTTTCTCTGCTAGTGCTGCCGCCTCTTCTGGAGTAAGGCCACCGTTGTTTGCTTTGTTTACTTCTTCTTGGGCTTTTGCCTGCTCATTTGTAGCGTCTGCATCTTTCTTCTTTGCTTCTGTCAACGTGCCAAATGCAGATAATGCATTTTCGATGTTGCCCAAATCAAACGAAGCAACTGCATTGATTAGCCCTACGATTGCATCGCCCAAGTTGGTAATAACTGTAAACACAGTTTCACCTAGTGACTTGAGATAGTTCCATGCTTTAGTTAAAAACTCTGAAGCCCCGGTGACGTCGCCAATCCATTTTACCAGCTTGACAAATGCGCTAATAAGAATTTGGATAGGCGCAAACAATACACGTACGACCGTAAATACTGTCTTGAGTGCGAGCACAAATCCATTTATGGCAACGTTTACGATTGTGCCTATAACATTGCCGAGCGTCTTCAGAATGTTCGTATCACCGCCAAGCCCAGAAAATGCGCCTGCGATTACATCGCGTACCTTTCCAAATCCTTCGATAACAGGATTGATAATAGGCACGATCAAATCTTTGTATATCGTATTGAGTGCCTGCCCAACTTCTTTCTTTGCAAGCTCAAAGATGCGCCCAAAATCAGGTGGCGGGATCGTTTGGTCGATTACCTTGCCCGCTTCTTGTGCTGCCTTCTTAACTGCCGCTGTATCAATTGGCGCGCTGAATATCTTGCTATACGCTTCACTACCAATGTCTTCCGCGATAGAGCCGCCAAAGGTAGTGAGCAATTGACCACGTAGCGACTGCGATATTTTGCCGTCCTTAAATGCCTTGTCAATCTCTGCGATAGATTGCGTAAGCACTTCCTTACCTGATAGCGTGCCCTTCTGCGCTTGCCGTGCTAGGTTCTCAAGCTGCTTGCTCGTCTCGCCGCCGATGCCCTGCAATTGCGTTAGCAGGTCGCCTGACTTAATACGGTTTTGTAGCTCTTTGATACCATCGCCAACTTTGGCAAAGTCTTTAAGCCCTACTTCGCCCGCTTTGCCTAGCAGCCCTGTAAACTCTTCTGCGCTAAATCCAGCTTCTTTTAGATTAGGCGTGAACTCTTGGATAGCATCCAAATAGCCGCCGATGTCGGTAACGCCCTTCTGTGCTCCAGATGCTACCAGGTTCAGCGCATCGTTAAAGCTCAAGCCGTACTGCTTGATAAGCGGCGATAGCTTACCTACTAGCTCTGGCGTCTCCGTACCTAACGCCTGCGCTACTTGGTTTGATCGCGCTGCCGCCTCATCTAAACTATCAAGCGGTATTGCATCTCCGAGCGTCTGACGTAGCGAACCCACGATCTTCGCAGCTTCCGCCGCGCTCTCCCCTACACCTTTCAAAAAAGCATTGTCCGCTGCCGTCTCTAGCTTGCCTAAATCTTCGCCTGCTAGCCCTGTGCTAATCGATAGCTGCTTTAACGTCTTGTCAAACTCCGCGCCCGCTGCAAATGCTTCGCCAAATGCGCCCGCTACTGCTCCAACGGTAGAGCTTAAAATCTCCATACCGCTTGACAAAGCGCCTGCTAATGGGAAAGCAGCGGCAAGGCCGTTGCTCAGTCCTTCTATTGCGCCCCCAGAGTCACCACCTTTTGCCGCTTCAAATGCGCTGGACAGTTCTTTTTTAATGTTGGCAATAACGCCTTCTGCTTTGCTACCGTCTAGCTTTATAGTCTGCTTATCGCCTAAATCTTGCAGCTCGCTTTTGGCTGCTTTAATGTCGCTGTCATCAACTTTCGGCTTAATAGTTGGATCGATATTGTCCAACTTTTTTGCTTCTGTTAATACAGTACCGAGCTGCTTCTTTAGGTCGCTAGCATCTATGTCTATTTTGACGGTAACTTTTTCTGCCATTACTTCATTTCAAGTAGGGTATTGCAATACTTCTGCACATCCGTAATTGTTACGTGATGCCAGAATCCTTCGGTCTCAAAATCTTTTGCGTCCTGTTCGGATAGCTTGCTCTTATCTGCCGTCGCTTTGATGCAGTCAATACCGAGCATAAGCGCGCTCATTGTGTGCGGTAGCTCCTGCATTTGGCGATGCAATGCGGCTGCCTTTATCATGTTGCTCTTTGCCCATTCGGTCAAGTCTAGCTCGGTAAAAGTTCCGCCGTTGGTTATTGCCTTATCCACAAGCGCGGCAAACTCTGCATCTTCTGCGTACATTTTCGATACGCTTGCCATTATGCGGTCTTTGCTGTGCTCTTCAATGTATGCGCTGATCTTACCTTGCCATTCCTGCAATAGCTTCGCGTTCGCTACTGATAGCGGGATAGGTTCAAAATTCATTGTGTGTCCTTCGAGGTTTGTTGAGACGCTTGCCGCTGGCTTTCTCGTACATGTATGCCTGTTCGCCCATGTCACCAGTCCACCACGGCTTCTTATAGTTAATTGCTTTTTGGATGTTTACCAGCTTGTAGAATTCCGCATACGCCATATCCATCACTTCGTAGTAACTCAATCCCCATTCGGGAGCGTATTGCAGAGCCATTGCCATAGATGATGCGGTAG